CTGACTGTCTCAGGTGTAGGGGTTATAGACCCAAAAGAAATAATTGAAGCTGCAACAGTTCAAGAAGTTGGAGATTCTTTAATAAATTTATATGAACTTACTCTTCCCCCTGGAACTACAGAAGAAACTTTGTATTTTCATGACGGTTTAAACTTTGCTACTGGTACTGGTAAAAATATCTATTTTGCTAATAAACAAGGAACTGTTTTAAATGAGTATTTAGCGTTTCCTATAACTGTAGAAGGAATAGAAACTAAATCAGGCGCTACTAATAGGCCTACTTTAAATATGGCCAACTTAACAAAGTTAGGCAGGATTTTAGTAAATAATTCAGACGGCACCGATGACGAGACTACTCTTCAAACTTTGTTAACAGAAAATAACTTAAACAGAGGTTTAGATTTACTTGGGTCTTCTTTAACGGTAAGAAGTACTTTATTAAAATATACATATGCCTCTACAGATAATGCAACTGTACCTATTGAGTACCCAAGCTATACTTACATACTTGATAGAGTTGCAGGTGAGGAGGCTATAAACTTACAAATAGAACTTTCAAGTCCTATTGATGTTCAAGATGCAAATATCCCCGCAAGAGTTGCAACTGGAAGATACTGCTCTTGGGAGTATCAAGGCGGAGCTTTGTATCAACGAGGAGGCTGTTCTGTAAATGGAAATTCTTTTGATAGATTTTTTGATGAAAATGATGCTTTAATAACCGCAAACATAACTAAGTCTACAGGAACGAATATAATTCCTTTATATAGCCCTACGTCCTCTTATGCTTTAGGGGATAAAGTAAGAATAGAGCCTGTTGCAGGTAAAGGATGGAGAATTTTTCAAGCTCTTAATACAGTACCTGTTGGTGTAAGACCCCACCTTTCTACATACTACTGGAAACGCATTGATATTTGCGGAAAAAGGCTTTCTTCCTGTAAGTTAAGATTTCAGGGAATACAGTCCGCTCTAGAAGCAGACTCTGATACTCTTGCAGGAACTGTTCCTGATGCTACGTATCTTAATACTTCTCGCTCTTTACCTTTTGGAGGTTTTCCAGGAGCTAAGGATGCCGAAATTAATGGTTGAAGATATTTATACTCATTTTGAAAAAGAATACCCTAACGAAGGTTGTGGAATAATAATAAATTCAAATAAATTTATTCCTTGTAAAAATGTTAACCCAAGCCCCACATCTTTTTCTTTTTGTCCAAATGAATTTTTAGAGCTTAGAATAAAGTATAATATAACCGGAATTGTACATAATCATATAAACGAAAGCAATGAACCTTCCGACACAGATATTGCAAACTGCAATGCGTTAAAAATACCGTACTATATTTTTACTTATCCAGAAATGGCATTAAATATAGTTGTACCAGAGGGAATAAGAAAATGTTAAGAAATGTATACTTACAGGGAGAACTCGGCGAACGCTATGGAGAAAAGAGACAAATAGACGCAGACTCTTTTATAGATGTTATAAATTGTTTATCTGCAAATTTTGACGATTTTCGTTCTTATTTTGCAGAGTGTCTTGATAAAGATATTTATTTTGCTTTTAAAATAAGTAATAAAGTAGCAGAAAATGCAGAAGATTTTTTTATTCCTTTGCAAGAGGGCGATATTATAATAACTCCTGTACCTGCAGGAGAAGGAAAACTAGGAAAAGCCTTAGGTGCGGTTCTTGGAGTTGTTTTAATGGTTGCTTCAGGAGGGCTGGCAGCCCCTATAGCCGGCGCATTGGGACTTGGCACTAAGGGGACCGCCATTGCTGGAGGTTTGTTTAAACTGTTAGGCAGTAATATGTTTAATAGTAACATACAAAAATTATTAGCAGAAGATCCTAGTGCAGATACCGAACAAGATCCTAGTTATTTATTTACAGGAAGCGATCAAACTATTTCTTCAGATGATCCTGTACCTATTTGCTACGGAAGATTAAGAGTACCAAGTAGGCCTGTAAGTTTTGAAGTAAGAGTAGAAGATGAAGTGCAATACTCAATTTAAAGAGAGATAGCAACTATGGTTATGGAATTAAATAAAATACGCAGCCCTTTTAAGGGACTAAGAAACGCAATAACTAAAACAAGAAAAGAGTTAGCTGCACAAGCTCAAGAAGGCTCAAAAGGCTCAATAATTTCTGCAACCGATCTTTTGTGTGAAGGCCCTATTTATGGATTGGTAAATGGAGCCGCTTCTGTGTATTTAAATAATAATGCCGCAGAAAACGGTAAGATTGCTTCTTTTTCACCCTTTAAGACTAATACAGTAGGGGGCCAGACAGCAGGCACTATTACTTTTAGCAACAGTACTACTGGAACTATAGACGCTAATACTGTTTTACCTCCGGACTTAGTTACTGATATTTCGGCTCCTAGAAAAATATATTTAGATGGAGAAGGAGACGCAAAAGTTGCTGTAACTATGAGTAATTTTCAAGACTCGGGAGAAACTAAAAGCTCGGTTACTTTAACGGCAGCTTCTGGAGGAAGTTTTTCTACAAGTGTTCACACCACTAATATAGGAAACAGAAACATTGAGCTAGAGTTTATATATGCTGACGGAACTCGAATAAGGCTTCCAGGAAATTTCAGTGTAAGTAATTCTAGTTCTGGTACTTTTATATGGTCTAAAGCTAATGGAGCATTAGATCAAAACTCTTTGCCGGAGGAAGGATTTTTAAGAGTTGTAAGAGTAGCTGACGTTACAGCAGTAAATCTTAACGCTAGAACAATTACAACAGATACGACTTTTAATGGTACTTTTGGATTTAAGCTAACTTCTCAATTTACTTTTGAATCCGGTGGAACTACCGGAGGCACTTTTGACCCTACTAAACCTTTATCTAAAATTTCTCAGCTTCATGTTCAAGAAAATGTAGGAACCTACCTACAAAAACCTTTAACCTCTGTTGGAAGCGTAGGAGGCCAAACTACAACAAGCGGCAGTACCTCAGGCGTAAACTTAGTACAGTTAAAAATGATGAATCCCGCAGAAGTTGGATTAATGGAATTTGATAAAAACTATACTGCCGCGTCTCAGGGAATTTTACCTTCAAATACTTACTCAGATGTAAAAATATACGATCCTGGAGGTATGCCAAATATTGCAGGGTACACAGGAAGTGAGACAGCGGTTCCTGGTTCTCCTGATTATACTGATACAAATAATGATCCTACAATTTTAAACGCATCTGACTTTGGATTAACATCTGCTACAAAAATTCAATCTGCAGATAAGGTGTCCTTTAATATTACATATCCAAACGGTCTTTATTTTATTCAAGTTGGAAAAAGTACAAAACAAGAATGTTATGCTTTTTATGACATTAGAATAGAATTTCAAGAAAGTGGTTCTACTGTATGGCAGTATGAACAAAAATTATTTAATGGACAAGAGGTTAAGCATAAAGGCGCTACAAATTCTGCAACAACTTTTCAGCACATAATAGAGCTACAACCCTTTTCTGATATTAATTATACAAATTTTAGAATAAAAATATTTAGAGTTACGAGGCACAAAGGGGGGCTGCCCATACACAGCAGTGGAACTTCCGTTAGAGCTGGCAAAAGCAAGAGAAAAGATAAAAGTAAGTGGAGTGTAGTTGCAGATTCACAAGTAGATACGCTACAGTCTACTGTAGGAGATTTACTATCTTATCCTTATACTGCTCATGTTCAAACTACTTTTTCTAGTAGAAACTTTGCAACTAACCCAACTCGGACTTTTGACATTAGAGGAAAGTTAATAAAAATTCCAAATGGGTATGTTCCACGAGAAGCATCGCCTACAGGTAAAGCTATTTATCCTACTTTTTGGGACGGCAGTTTTTCAGAAGAGCTGTTTTACACAGATAACCCTGCATGGATACTACTAGATATTCTTACAAATGAAAGATACGGAGCAGGGTCTTGGGTTTCTCAAGCTGACATAGATATTTACGCTCTTTTTAGAATTTCTAAATTTTGTGACGAGTTAGTGGATACAAAAGAAAATGTTTCTGCAGGTGGGATTATTCCTGGTGAAATTTATAAAATTCTATCTTTAGGTACTACAGACTGGAATGATTTAGCCCAAACTACAGGAGTTACATATGCAGAGGGAGATGAAATTCGTCCTGTTAAAAAGTTGTCATCTATAGGAACCGGCAGACTAACCAGATTAGAGCCTAGATTTAGAATGAACTTACTTTTAACAAGGACTGCTCCTGTGTACAAAGTTGTAAAAGATATGTGCAGTATGTTTTTAGGAATGATGTATTGGTCAAATAGCAAACTAACACCAGTACAAGATCTGCCTCAAAAAGCGG